GTCGGAGAGCACGTGAAGCTGCTCGACACACCGGCAATGATCAAGAGCATCCAGGAGCGGTGGCCCGATCACCAAATCAGTGTGTACCCAGACTCGAGCGGCAACAATCGCAAGTCGAATAACGCTAGCGAGTCCGACCTAACGCTATTGCGCGCGGCGAAGTTCTCGGTATGCGTGAATCCTTCGAACCCATTCGTCAAGGATCGAGTGATGGCCGTCAACGCTATGATCAACAAGGATGGGGAGCGGCGCTATCGAATCAGCCAGGATCGTTGTCCTGTAACCGTGGAGGCATTGGAGAAGCAAGCGTATGACGCGAATGGTGAGCCTGACAAAAAGACCGGTCACGATCACCCGTGTGACGCGCTTGGCTACTACCTCTGCTATCGCTGGCCGATACGAAAGCCTGCAACAATGATTAGCCTCGGCATGGCGCACTGATGAGCTCCTCCGACGTCACCTTTCAGCACGCGCACTACATCAAGTGTTTGCCGCAGTGGGAGCTGGTCGAGGACGCCGCCAATGGCGAGTACGCGGTAAAGGCCAAGAAGGAGAAGTACCTTCTGAAGCCGAACAAGACCGACACCAGCGCTGAGAATCAGGCTCGCTACGAGCAGTACACCGCGCGCGCGGTTTACTACAACGCCACGGGCAGGACGCTCGCAGGCCTCGCTGGGCTCGCCTTCGGGCGCTGGCCCGAGATGCAGATGCCTGCGGCGCTCGATGCCTGGAAGATGGACGTCACCGGTGCCGGCGTGCCGCTCGTGCAGCACGCCCAGACGACCCTGAGCGAGGTCATGAAAACGGGCAGGGGCGGTATCCTGGTGGATTATCCGCAGACCGATGGCAGCGTCAGCGTACGGGACCAGCAGCTCGGCGGCATTCAGCCGACCATGACCTTCTACCCCGCGGCCGCGATCACCAACTGGCGCACCGAGAAGCGCGGCAGCAAGGTCATGCTGAGCATGGTCGTGCTGCAGGAAATGCATCAGGTGGTAGACGCTGAGGGATTCGGCACGAAGTCCGAAGAGCAGTACCGCGTGCTCCGCCTCGATGCCGCCGGCAGCTACATGGTCGAGATCTGGCGCAAGCAGCAGAACGCGCGCGGCGAGCTCGAGTGGATGATGTTCGGCCAACCGACCATGCCCACACAGGGCAACGGCCAGCGATGGACTGAGATTCCCTTCCAATTCGTTGGCGCCAAGCGCAACGACTGGTCAATCGACCCGGCGCCGATGTACGACATCGCCGTTCTCAACATCGCGCACTATCGAAACAGCGCCGACTATGAGGACAGCTGCTACTTCGCCGGCCAGCCGCAATTCTTCATGGCCGGGCTCGATGAGGCTTGGGTGAAGATGCTCAAGGAGATGGGCATCTACGTTGGCTCAAGGCAGATCCTGCCGCTACCTATGGGCGGCACCGCGGGCATTCTGCAGGCCGAGCCCAACAGCATGCCGAAAGAGGCCATGGACCAGAAAGAGCGGCAGATGGCTGCGTTGGGCGCGCGCCTGCTGACTCGTGGGAGCGGCGACGCCTCGGTGAAGACGAAGGCCGAGGTGGATAGCGATGACGCCACTGCGCACAGCGTGCTGAGTCTCGCGTGCGACAACGTGAGCATGGCTTACACGCAGGCGATCAAGTGGGCCGCCAACTTCGCCAAGGCCGAAGGCGAAGTCGAGTTCAGTATCTCGACCGAATTCGGCGCCGTGAAGCTCGACGCACAAACCATGGTCGCGATGATGCAGGCCGTGCAGCAGGGGCAGATGCCGCTATCGGACTTCTGGACGAAGCTGCGAGAGGCGGGCTTCATCGACAGCCAAAAGACCGACGAAGAGATCCTCGAAGAGATCCGGACACAAACACCGCCCACAGACGGAGCGCTCGATGACGATGAAGAAACAGCCGACCAAGGCGCCGAAGCCGAAGCGTAATGGCCCAGCCAAGCCCAGCCGAAAGCGCGCTTGGTAATTCCATCCTCCGCCGACAGGTTCTGCTGCAGCGCCTGAGCGAGGCCGAGCGGCGAAAGTTCTCACCGTTCCTTCGCGAGATCGATCGCGAGATCCGCGCCCGGCTCGGCGGGGCGATTGAGCTCACGAGTTACAGCCAGAAGCGGCTCGAGCGCCAGCTTGCGCTGGTGGATGAGGGCGTCGGCGTCCAGCTCGATGCATTCCAGGGCAAGCTACTCGGTAGCCTGGATGAGCTTGCCATCGATGAGATGGAATTCTCTGGAAAGCTCTTCGACAACGTGCTGCGGGTGGACTTCGATCTGCCCGGCATTCAGCAAGTGCGCGCCGCCGTGTTATCCAATCCCCTGAGCATAAAGTCGGGGTCGCTGCTCAAGCCGTTCGTGAAGGATTGGACGGCGGCAGAGCGCAAGGCTGTGACCGGAGCCATCCGCAAGGGCGTTTTCCTCGGCCAAACCAACGCTGAGATCGTGCACTCGATTCGCGGCACGAAGGCTCGGCAGTATCAGGACGGTATGCTCGATGTCACCGCGCGCAATGCGCGCACGATCGTGCACACGGCGCTCCAGCATGTGAGCAGTCAGGCGCGCCAGGCGACGTTCGATGAGAACAAGGACATTGTCGCGTCGGTGCGCTGGATCAGCACGCTCGACCGCAAGACGTGCCAAGTGTGCAGATCGCTGGATCGCCGCGTGTTTTCCCGAGACAAGGGTCCGCGAGCTCCAATACACCCCTTCTGCCGCTGCACACTGGTGCCGGTGCTGGCTCCGAAGTTCGCATTGCTCGAGGCCGGGGGCACGCGCGCCAGCGCTGGCGCGATCGGTGGGAAGCAAGTAGACGCGGGGCTCGACTATTACCAATGGCTGCAGACGCAACCAAAGTCATTCATCGAGATCGCGCTCGGGCCGAAGCGCGCGCAGCTGTTCGTTGACGGCGGGCTCTCTGCGGAGCGATTCGCTGCGCTCCAGCTCGATCGCAATTTCGAGCCGCTGACACTGACCGAGATGAAGAAACTCGAGCCGCTGTCGTTTGCGAGGGCAGGATTGTGACCGCTCCCGATCTCCGGGTTGTGACCTTGCACGAGAGCACGCTGCGAGACATTCCCAACAAGCTCCGCGAGCTTGCCGACGCCATCGAGCAGGGCAATTGGGGAGAGGTCTCGGCTTGCGGCGTGGTTACCTTCGGATCGAAGCTGGAGGTGTTCGGCTTCGGTGACGGCGTGCATCACGAAAGCGTTGGCGCGAGCTTCGTGGCCTTGTTCCACGCTGGCGCGGCGCGAATCGTCAATGACATTGAGCGGCACGGCAGAGAGTGAGCAAGTGGAGCGTCTTCGAGATCGACGGCGCTGATGAATTTCACGTCGCGCCATGCACTGAAGATGGCGAGGTGCACGGCCATCACTATCTATCGATCGATTGCTGGTGCTTACCACGCATTGATGACCAGAACTCGAACCTAATCATCCACAACGATCCTGCACGCGGCGGCCTCAACTCCTAGCCGCGGACAAGCACTCAGAACTCCAGGGCTCGCCTCTGAAAGGACGCGGGCCTTTTTCATTTCCGCGCCTCGTCGGTGACGAGGACGCGACCCCCTACCCGTGGCCGGTGGCCACATTCCAAGAGCGGTGCTCACTCAATGGCTCTCAAGTTCAAGGTCGAGAAACTCGAAGACGTCGCCGAGGCGCTTCGCGGTCACTACAAGCAGGATCCAGCCGGTGGCTTTGTCCTGGATGCGGAAGGACTCGATGACGGCGCCGAGCTCAAGCGTGCCAAGGAGCACGAGAAGAAGGCGCGCCAGGAGGCCGAAGCGAAGCTCAAGGAACTGTCCGACAAGCAGAAAGCCGATGAGGAGAAGGCACGCAAGGCTGCGGAAGACGCAGCACGCGCAGCCGGAAACATCGAAGCACTCGAAGCGAGTTGGCAGAAGAAATACAACGATTCTCTGGCTGCCAAGGACGCCGAGTACCAAGCACAAATGCAATCGCTCACAGGCGATGTCGATCGCTTGCTGAGATCAAACGTCGCCAGAGACATCGCGCGCGAGATTGCCGTGCAAGGCAGCGACGAGGTTTTGATTCCGCACATCTTGAACCGGCTCAAAGTCGATGTGCGCGATGGTCAACGAGTCACCACGGTGGTCGACGCTAAGGGACAAACGTCCGCGCTCACCATCGATGATCTCAAGAAAGAATTTGTTGGCAACAAGGCGTTCTCGCCTCTGATTGCCGCAAGCAAAGGCTCTGGCGGCGGTGCCGGCGGAGATACCAAGGGCGGCGGTGCCACCACTGGGAAACAAGTCACCCGCGAAGCCTTCGACGCCATGCAGCCACACGAGCGCATGCAGTTTTCGAAGGACGGCGGGCAAGTGGTCTAAGCATCCAATCCCGCAGGTAATTACCCATGGCAAACGTCCTGACTAGCTTAGCGGCCGACATTTACCGCGCCGCTGACGTTGTCGGCCGCGAACTGGTCGGCATCATTCCTTCCTCCACCATCAACAGCGGCAGCGAGCGAGTTGCGCTCAACGACACGGTGCGTTCCTTCTTCACGCGTACACCGAGCGTGGGCACGATCACGCCGAGCATGACGATTCCGGAAGGCACCGATCAGACCGTCGATAACAAGACGCTGACGATTGACAAGACCGCCTCGGTAAAGATCCCTTGGACCGGTGAAGACATCCGCCACGTCAACAACGGCAGCGGATTCTCGACGATCTACGGCGATCAGATCATGCAGGCGATGCGCTCGATCGTGAACCAGATCGAAACCGACATGGGCCTCGCTATCAAGGTCGCGGCTTCGCGGGCCTTTGGCACGGCCGGTACCACTCCCTTCGGTTCGAACTTCAACGAAGTCGCCGAGCTCCGTCGCATCCTGGTCGATAACGGTTGCCCAATGGATGGACGCGTGACCTTGTGCATGGACACTGCGGCTGGCACCAAGCTACGCAACCTGGCGCAGCTGCAGAAGGCAAATGAGTCGGCCAGCAATGTGCTGCTGCGTCAGGGCGAACTGCTCGACCTCCAGGGCATCAAGATCAAGGAGAGCGCTGGCATCGGCTTGCACACGGTCGGCACGGCGAACGGCTCTTACTTGGTGAACAATGCCTCTGGCTATGCCGTCGGCTCCACGTCGGTAGCGGTCGATACTGGCTCTGGCACCATCCTGCCGGGCGATATCTTCACCAACACGCAGTCGGGCCGGGACACCAACAAGTATGTTGTTGGAACGGCGCTCTCTGCAGGATCGCTTGTTCTGAACGAACCAGGTGTCCGCAAGGCCTGGGTGGACAACGACACCGTTGCGATTGGTGCGGCTTACACTGCCAACGTCTGTTTCCACCAGACCGCAGTCGAGCTAGCGATTCGTCCTTATGCCGTGCCGATGATGAACGGCAAGGTGATGGATGCTGCGATCGATTCGATGATCGTGATCGATCCATGGTCGGGCTTGGTCTTCGAGATCAAGGCGTACGCCGGCTACAATAAGGCGATGTTCGACGTGCAGTGCGTCTACGGCGTCAAGGCCTGGAAGCCCCAGCACATAGCCTTACTTTTAGGATGATGGGTTAACTTTGGGCGGCCCTCGCGATTGCCATTCTTTCGCTAGCAGAGAGAGGGGCTTTCGTGAGGGCTGTTCCGATGTCCCAGCCCCAGGTTTTTACCCTGGTCCAAAGCGTTCCATAGTTGATTCCGTATTCTCGAGCCCAGCAGCTCAAGGGCTGAGTTCGCCCCTTATACGTTATCGCAAGCGCGCTTCGACGATTCTCCGACTGGCGCCGACGCGTCGCCCAGCAGCAATTGTCTGGCTCATAGTGGCCATGATTATTCATGCGCTCTATGCTAAGGCCTGGCTTGTATGATCCCTTGACGTCCGCGATGAATGTAGCTGGATCACGCCATCGATCGCAGATGCGTATTCCTCTGCCGCCGTATCTATTGAATGCAGCATCATCAGGGTCATTGCACCTGGAAACAATTTTTTTCCATATCCCGTACAGCTTTCTGTCCAGAGGATCTTTTGGTTTTCAGTTCCCAGAATTAGAGGTCGTAATTAATGGCAAGAGATAATCGAACGATTTCGATTGGCGGCGCTCAGCCAGCGGCTCAACCGGAGCCGGCGAAGCAAGCAGAAGACACCGATACACCTACCTCGGCTCCCAAGCGCACAGTGAAGATGCATCGCCTTGAGGAGGATGCGAGATCCGGGCCACGCGAAGCGGACGTCGATCCCGCCGAAGTCAACAACATGATCGCCGGCGGCTGGCGCGTTACCGAGTAATCACGCGTGGCCCTTGTTGTCGAGAACGGTACCGGTCTCGCCGATGCCAACACTTACGCCTCCGTCGAGACGCTAAAGGCATACGCGAAGGCGCGCGGCGAGAGCGTGCCGAGCAGCTCTTACGAGTGCGAGCAGCTTTTGCTCAAGGCCATGGATTACATGACTGGTCTCGACTACGTCGGCGACCGTCAGAACCGCTTGCAGCCGCTCGACTGGCCGCGCGTGAATGTGGTGGTCGATAACTTTCCCTACGGCACGAACGAGCTTCCGCGCTATCTCGAGCAGGCACAGTGCGCGCTCGCGATCGAGGCTGGAAAGGGCTTGGAACTGCTGCCGAGCCGCGCGCACGACGCGCCTGGCCGTGTTGTGGAAGATACGGTCGGACCGATCACAACGATCTACGAAAACCAGGGGCGGGTGAACCAGGTCCCTGCGATCGCGAAGGCAGAGGTGCTGCTGCGCCGGATCCTGAAACGCAGTGGACTGATGGCCATTCGCAGCTGAGATGGGCTACGCCGAGACCGCCGCCAACGCCTCGGCGACCATCAAGCGCAAGGGCGTTCCGATCAAGCTCACTCGCGCTGCCGGCGACTACAACCCGGCCACCAGCGAGGTGGAGTCATCGCCCCGTAGCTTCAACGGCTTTGCGGTGCGCACCGACGAAGTGCTCAAGGAATTCGAAGGGCTCGTTGAGGCAGGCGACGCCGGTTTCCTGTTCGCGGTCGATGGCATCCCTCAGCCCAAGCCAGGCGATCGCTTCGAGTTCGACAAAGAGTACTGGCGCGTGCAGGAGTGCAAGCCCGTGAAGCCGGCAACCGTGGCGATCGTGTATCAGGTGCAGGCGCGGAAATGAGCGAGAAGAGATTCGTACAGATCAAGACCAACGCCATAGGACAGGGCTCAGTGCATATCGATGGAGTCGAGGTGCGCGGTGTCAGCGCGGTGGAGTTCAGGGTCGCCGCCGGCAAAGCAACGGAGCTCGTGCTCACATTCCCAGCGGTCGAGATTGAGATTGAATCGTCAATCGAGGCCGAGAAAATCAAGGCAGTGTGATGGGCACCTTCGGCACGAGCGTCAAGCGCTTCGTCGAAGCCACGAAGCAGGACGCTGATGAGGCATGCCGCGCGATCGGCATCTCCCTCCTCACGAAGATCGTGCTGCGCTCGCCGGTGGGCAACCCCGAGTTATGGAAGGCGAATCAGGGCGCTGTTTACGGGCGCGAGACCTTCAATCTGTTCGCTGACGCGCTCAACGCGGGCGACGCGGCCGCGGGCTCGCGACGCAAGCCGCTTCGGCGCAAAGGTCAGAGAGCGCTGGCGAATCAATTCCCGTTGCGAGCAGGGAAGGGATACGTTGGCGGCCGCTTTCGCGGATCTTGGCAGGTCACTTTCGATGCTGCATCGACCGCGGTCCCAACCCGCATAGATCCCGCCGGCGGCGCGACGATCTCCGAAGGCACGGCAACGCTTGCCAACTTCAAGGCCGGCCCCTCGATCCACATCACATCGAACCTGCCTTACTCGATCCCTCTCGAGTTCGGGCACAGCACTCAAGCACCGATGGGGGTTGTGAGAATAACAATCATGGAGTTCGAAGAGATCGTCAACCAAGCCGCAGCGCAGGTAGCGGCAAAGTGAGCCACGACATCATCAAGCGCCTCTACGAGATGCGATTGGATGCCTGGGCTCAGGCGCGCGATCTGCGCGTTGCTCACCAGAACGAGCCCTTCACGCCGCCAAACAATGCGAGCCTCGAGGACAACGTCTACCTGAGCGCGTTCTTGCTTCCGGCACCGACCACCGGCGTATTCCTCGAGGGCGGCCACAAACTATTCCGCGGGATTTTCCAGATCAACATCGTGATCCCTGCAGGCGTTGGCACCGCGGCCGCGAGCTCGATCAAGGAAGGACTCGCCGCGCTGTTCCCGCAGAACCTACGGCTGACGAATTTGGAGGGCTTCACCGTCCAGCAGCAGCAGCCCTTGAGCGAGGGCCC